TTGACGACTTCAGGTATCCGTTGGTCGCGAAGAATCCGGCCTCGCCGCGGTACGTGCGCAGCGTGTTGATCTTGTCGGCTTCGATGAACGCTTGCTCGCGATCCTCGTCGTGAACGATAGCGCTGACACCTCGGATGGCTCCTCGCATCTTGCGACCGAGGTTCTCCGAAAGGTCGGCAACAACGGCGCGCTCAGCAAGCACGTTCATGCAGCTGAGCTTCGGGGCTCCCCAACCGGTGCGTGGCACCTTGGTCGCCAGATGGCAGTAGCCATAGCAGACGCCAACGCGGAGGTCGGCGAACGAGGCCAGCCCCGTCTTTGCATCGGCAGCCGTGCCTGCGCTTCCCGCGTCCATCAGAGCACGGCAGAAATAGTGCTTCTGCTCCAGATCATCCATGATGGTCGCAACGGCTGCGCCCATGGTGGCAGCGTCGGAACCGGTGGCGTTGACGCCAGTGAAGAAGACCTGGTCGAAGTACAGATTCCCAAGCTGCGCATCAAGCGCTGCGTAGGCCGTCGCGAGGTTCGCGGTCGTGTAGTGTGGCCCTGTGCAGTCGAAGGTGTGAAGGTCGCCGTCTTCGAAGAAGACGGCTCCCGCGCCAGGGACGAACGTTAGAGTCAGCCCAGTAGCTCCGACTGCATACGTGCCACCGGACGGTATTCCGATCTCCGGAGACCACCCGCTTCCAAGCACGCCCTGCGCCTGAACGGCCCCGTTGTAGTCGAGTCGGAACCGGAACCGTCCCGTCGCAACAGTCCCCGTGGCGGTGATTTCGATCGCCACATTGTATTTGTCGGTAGGTGTCCCCGCTACAGTGACGGTTCCCGTGCTTGTCCCGACGCGCGTAGCCGTCACAGAGCCAGCCACTCCGGCAACGCCGTCTGTTACCTCGAGATAGAGGCACCCGCCCAGGTCTGCGAGCACGGCCGCAAGCTCGACGCCGGGACCCGTCCCGAGCTCCGAAATCACATCAACCGAACTGGTGAACTGGTAGAGTTCGGTTGGCGTTCCGAGCGACGAACACCCAACAACCATTGGGTACGTCGACAGGGCGACGGCCAAGCCGATTCCGCCATCCTGAAACGTAAACGATTGCCCAGGAGGATAGGTCACTTCATCACCTCACGGTTGACTGCCGGTTGATGCGGCATGAAAGTGCGCGTCGTCTCCGGAGCACGCGGCGGTGCAGCCGCAGCAGCCGCCTTAGACAACTCGCGGCGCTTTGCCGGGTCTCGCTGAACCGCGTGAGGCGGCGCCTGAGGCGGCGTTGGCCGCACGCTCTCTGGCATTGCCGCCTTGAGCGCCTGCTCGTAGCTGTCGCGCGTCAGCTTGAAATCGTCGGTCCAGCCGTGCAGCTGCGCAGCTGCACGGTGGGCAATGGTTGCCACGTCCATCGCGCCGCCAGCGGCTCCGCCGAAGTGCACGACGCGCCGGCGTCTGGTGATGTTCCCGGTAAGGCGGCCCAATTCGGCGACGGTCAGCAGCCCCGTCGTTGCTGGCGCTGCCGTAGCAGACACCTCCGCCTGACCCGGAACGCCCGGATCGTACTGTTTCGCCATCGTGTTCTCCTACGGCTGGGACCAGTCGTCGCCGCCGGTCGTTGATTCGAATCCGGCGACTTCAGCTTCTTCTGTGGGTCCGATAGGCTCGTAGCTACCGAGCACCATCGGATCCTCGGGTACGGCGAACGACACGCCGACCTGGAGTGATATCTTCCGCGCGCGCCGCCCGTGCTGCGCAACGTCGTGCATTCGCGTTCCACCCTTGATTGGAAACGTCAACGCCGGCGGGTCAGACACCAGCAGCATGCACTGGATGACGTTGACGGCCAGAGCTCTGCAATCGGTGATTGTGTCGGCGACACAATCGATGGTCAGCGTGTCGGTCCACGTTCCGATGCCAGACAACTGCCCATTCAGGGCGCGCTTGATTTCGTGGTCGGGCTCTTCGTCCCACATGACCCTTGGGGTCACCACGGGGCGATCCGTCAGCCCCTCGCGCCAGTAGGCGATCTCTACCGTGTTGTCTTCGCCGGCCGCTACATGGCCAAGACGCTCGTTCAGCTTCGCCTGCACTGAGTCGATCCAGTCGGCTAGGTTCATCGCTTGAAGTGTTTCTCGACGACCGTGTCAGCCGTCGCCTTGAGCTCCTCGCGCCAGTGGGGCGGAGCGCTGTTGCCACTTGGGAATAGAGGGCGCGGTGGCGATCCCTTCACCGAAGCGAAAACGAAGCTCTTCGTCCCCTTGCCCCTCTTGCTGCCTTTGAAGCCCTTGGCTCCGCGGACGCTGAAGGCCAAGGCCTTCGCCTTCACTGGTCGAATCGGCTGCCCCTTGGGCCCGTAGATACCTGTGCCGCCGTGGAAGTAGCCAGCGTAGTGCTTGCTGAATGCGAGCGTGAACCCGCGTTCGCTTTGAGTTGATACATGTAGGCTCTGGAGCATTCCGCCCGTGTTGCGCCCGATCTTCCCGGAGCGAAGCTTCAGCGGAGCCCACTTGTTGCCCCACGGATCTTGTTCTTTTCCGGCGCCTTCCAGCACCAGATCAAGCGCTGCTTCGGCCTGGCTGTGAGCGATCTTCTTGGCGAGCGTTGCATCGCTCAGCTGCTTGCCGATCTTCAGCAGAGCGTTCGCGTTGCCTGTGAGTTTGAGCGCCATGGCAACTCACGGGAGCGCGTTGTACCAGTAGCGCGGGGTGTCGCCGTAGACGATTCCAGAGCCGATCCCGTCGTCTGTCGGAGGGTCCACAGTGGTCGGGTCCGTGTACGTGACGTCGGCCTCGGCCTTGCCTGACGCGACGTCTCGAAGCCATGCTCGAGCCCTGTCCGCGGCTGCCACTAGGAGCTCGGTAGCCCCTTCCTCTGGATGGAGACCGGTATCCGACGTGATGATGTCGACCACCGTAATATGCGCCACGGCCCTGGCCACGTCCTCGCCGACTCCAAGGATCGGCGTCTGTCCTGCCTTCGCCAGGTACCCGCGCGCCGTCGAGCTGACGGCCTGCAGGTGGCGCAGGCGTTCACCGTCAGTGACGCCCGACAGTACGTCCTCGGCGCCGCCAAGGGCCACCAGGTGCACAAGGGAGCAGAAGACCTGCCGGGCCTCGCCAGTGACCTCGAATGTGGCGCTCTCTCCAGCGCTGAGCGACCAGCTGAGTCTGAGGTAGCGAAGGCATTCCCCCACCCAAAGCTCAGCCGTCCCGACCGCATTGTACGAACCGGACCCATCCGATGCGTTCGCCCATGACACGCCGTCACGGCTGGTCTGGAATGTCAGCCCCAGTGTACCGTCGATCTCCGAGATGCTCAGGCCGAGCAAGGCCGCTCGGCGCAGCGGGATGCTGTCCGACTGGAGATCGACCGCCGCGCTCACCCCCGAGGCGGTCACCTCGGAGGAAGCGTGCAGTGTGATAGCGAGACCGTCAGCCGTCATGTGCTGAATTGGTCGGTGAGGTAGACCTCGATGCTGGTCACGTTGCTGAACGCGGTGACGCTCAGGAATTCTCCGAACCACTCGTCGCCAAGCGCGGTGATTGGCAGAGCGTGCGTTGTTGCGGCGGATTCGCCTTGCGCCTGCATCGTGACGCTCACGGTGCCTGCCGCGCCCGCCGTAGCGCGGAAGCCGAACGCACGCAGGTCCGGCTTGAACCCGGTGAGCGAGTGCGGCAAGTCCGCCGTCTGCACCAAGTGCATCTGGCAAGGAACGATGTTGCGCCCGATCATGACCGTGCTCAGAACGCTAGAGTGTAGACGACGTACGCGACGGCGGAGCCCTTGGTCAGTGTGTTGCCGTTCACGTCAGGGACGACAAGCACGCTCGGGGTGATCGCCCCGACCAGTGTTCCCATGCCGACCCCAGCGGGGCTTCCGACCTTGGCGACTGCGTCCAAGACGGCGCCGTCGACGAATGCATCGCGGTCGCCGCTCTTGATTCCAATGTCAGCCACCACGCTCGCCGTGTTGCCGACATTGTCGAAGGCCGCAATCACGTTGAGGCCAGCCCCAATGACAACAGCGCCATCCGGAAGCGCCGCAGCGAAGTCGACGTCGATCGACATGTCGGCCTCTTGCAGGTCGGCAAACGTGAAGGCCTTCTTTGCGACGTAGACCTGGCAAGTGCTATTGGTCGCCAGGCGTGCAGCCGCCTCAGCCGCGCTGGACTGTGGAAGCTCGCGGGTGTCGCCGTCTTCGTGAATGTAGCTCGTCATAGGTCACACCAGTGCGGCGACAACCGCCGCGGCTTGCTGGGAACTCAGCCCGGCCCTAGTCAATTCGGTTTCGTCGGCGCCCCGGAGCTCTTCCAGGACGACGTATCCCGCTGAGATCAATGCTGCTCGCGCCGGGAACGTTGCGGGAATGTCAGTCCCCAGCAGAGTGCGGCGCTTCCCGTCCCAGACCTGCTCAGAGTCGTCCGAGTAAGGAAGCGCCGCTCTGTATTGCAAGAAGCAATAGCGACGGTGATTGCTGACTGAGCGCTCAGACACGCCGCTTCTGCTGCTGCTGTTTCGCTTGCTGGAACGGACGCGGGAACGCGCGACCAAGCTCCGCCTTCAGCAGATCGTTGTCGCTCGGCTCCGCCGCTTCCGGTGGGACCGGTTCAGCGAGTCGTTGCGCCTGCTCTGCACAGAGTTGGCGCAACCGCACGTTTTCAGCACGCAGGGCCGCGATGCGATCGGTGTCGCTCACCGGTGGCGGCGGCTTCGGCGCGCCTGCTGCAGCGGCGGCGCGCCTTTCACGCAGTCGGAACGATGTCAAGCCCATCGGAATCACCCGATGAAGCCGCGAACGTTGCTTCGAATGCGCAGCACGCCCGGGCGAGACCCGCCAGCGCGACGGCGGTACACCTTGGCCACGTAGTAGAGATGCATCGCTCCGAGGACGGTATCCTCGAGGATGTCCTCGTCCTCTTTCAGTCCGAGCGCGTCCTCGTTGTACCAGAAGCCTCCGGCGCCAGGCATCCAGATCTGCGACTCGCAGCAGAGGTTCGCGGTTGATCGGTAGAACTCTCCGTCGACCAAGTCGTCGCCGGCACCCGTGGTGAACGTCACCGACACGCCGGTCTTGCCATTGTTTCCGACAAGACTGTCCGCGGCCGTGTCCTCAAGAGAGGTTGCCACAGCCGTCGCGGCCGTCGTGATTGCGGCGCTCCATGTGTTCCCGCCATCGGTAGAGAACCGAATCGTGGCCGTGCCGCACTCGCCAGTGCTGATCACCTCGAGAACAATTTCCCACGGCCCCATCTTGGTGACGTCGGTCACTGCGATGGTGTAGGTAGCGGACCCTGTACCAGCAGACGAACCAAGGGCCGTTGTGAACGGACCCGTCATCGTTCCCATGGTCGAGCCGGTAAGTGGCGTGCGGTCCGACATGACCAACGGAACCCCGACGATGCGATCCGCCATCAGGTTCGACCGCGGGTCTGCCAGGTACTGGCGACCGGTCGCGTCGGTCTGCACCGTCAGGTCGGCTGCCACGAGAGAATGGCTGGCCATTCCGGAGATCGCTGGCGACTCGTCGCCCATCTTGTTGGCGACGGCACGCAGGATCCTCTGCCAGTCCAGATAGACCGGGGTTGTTGCAGAGTACAGATCATAGAGCAGAGGGCTCGCCTGACCCGCCGTGATCATGGCGGAGTCCATTGCCCGCTGCGCAGACTGCGCCGCGCCGTCAGCAAGAACCTGATACGGGTCGTCGTGCCCAGAGGCATCGGCGGCCCCGCGTGCCCACGTGGACGTTTCGAAGGCGATGCTCTTGCGAGCAACGGTTCCGTCCTCATAGCCCATCTGGACCTTTTGGGGCGTAGGGCTTTGAGACTCGGTGAGGGTCTCAAACTCTCCGATGTTGCCCCAGTAGGGCATTCGCACCGTCGTGCCGATGGCCTTGCGGCCTCGTTCCGGCATGGTGCCAGAAAACTTCACTGCTCCACTGGAGACGAAGATGCTCCCGAGGAGACCGAGCTTTCCCCTGAGTGCTCCCCGTACTGCGTCGGTTACGATCTCGGGGACAAACAGATCAGTGCTTTGCGTTACAGCCATGATTTGCTCCGTGCTTCCTTGCGGTGGTTGTTAGGGCCCGGCCGCTCAGAGAGCCCCGGTCTCCAGGGCGTGCGCGCGCATGGCGTCGTAGAGGTCCTTGTTGTCCTTGTGCAGCTCCGCGCGCTGCGCGGGCTTGAGTTCGGCGAACGTCTTCCCGTTCCAGACGGGAGCGGACCCGGAAGCGTCCATGGTCATTTGAGGTTCACGTGGCGTGTTGCGCCCCACGACGCGCGTGGCTGTCTTCTCGAACTGCTTCAGCCCGTCGAGACTCAGAGTCGGGAAGAGGCCAATCTCCTGCGCCGGAGTGCACTTTCCGTCGGCCTTGATATGCGCGATCACGTCGGCGCGCTGGTGGTCGTTCTCTGCCCTTTCGAGCGTATCGACACGCGAGGCCAGAATGCGATTCTGTTCGAGCGCAGCCTTTCCAGCTGCGATGGCTCCCACGGCCTCTTCAACCGTGGCAACTTCGACGGCCTGCAACAGCGTGGTTCGCTGTGCAACGGCCTCGTTTCGCTCCCTCACTGCCCGTTCAACGCTGGCGAAGATCGTGGCAGCATCAACCGCATCACCCTCGAGCCCGAGCGTCGAGGCGAGTACCCGGATTTCCATTTGCCTTCCTTTCTTGTCGGTCACTCCCGACGCTGGAGGCAGAGTTGCCA